AAGATTTTGTAAGAGAGGGAATGACCCTCATCACTGAAGTTGACAGCGAGCGTCATTTGAGAAGAGCGAAGAAGTTGAAAGATGTCAGAGAGGGTGAAATCTTTGACAACCAAGAGGAATGGGCAGATGGGTTCTGCGGTAAGTGATAAATAAAAACAGCCTATTGCTGTGTCTAAATGCCAACCTTTGAGACATTCAAAGATTTGAGTATTACCTTTAAGAAACATCCTGTAAGTGATGATCTTGTGGTAGTAAAAGATAAGGCAGCTATCATTCAAGCGGTAACTGCCTTACTTCTTACTAATAAAGGTGAAAGACCATTTCAACCAGACCTGGGTTGCGATATCAGGCGTTCATTGTTTGAACCTCTTGATTACGCAACTGCAGGTCTGATTCGTTCTCAGGTTGTAGAAGTTCTGGGTAAGTATGAACCTAGAATTGATGTCGAGAATGTTAATGTTAAACCTGATATAGACTCAAACGGTTATGAAGTTGAGTTGTACTTTAGAATTGTTGGTAGAGACGACGAAGTAGTAGCGACCGAATTCTTCTTAGAGCGTACACGATAATGCCTTATACCCAGGTTGCTAATCTAGATTTTGAAGATATCAAATCTGCTCTGAAGGACTACCTCAGAGGGACATCAGACTTTACTGATTATGACTTTGAGGGTTCTGCTATGGCAACCCTCTTAGACACACTTGCTTATAATACGTACTACACGGCGTTTAACACCAATATGGTGGTCAATGAACTATTCATTGATTCAGCGACCTTGAGGGACAACGTAGTAGCGATTGCGAAGCAATTAGGGTACAGACCCAAGAGTGCTACTGCACCAGTCGCTTACATTTCGTTTAATGTAACATATACAAACCCCACTACTGATACTGAACTTCTCCTTAAGAAGGGTACAGGGTTTGTTGCCAACTATGATAACACTTTGTATCAGTATGTTGTACTGAATGATGCAAAGGGACAAGTTTCTAATGATGTAGCAACTTTCACTAATGTTCCTGTGTATGAGGGAACACTTGTTACAAACACGTTCACTGTTAACTCATCACTCAAGAATCAAAGATTCATTCTTGATAATAACAATATCGATACTAACACTATTGAAGTTAAAGTATTCCCAACTGGTAGCAGTTTGAGTGAGTTGTATCAGGTATCCGATAATATCCTAGGAATTGATGGAAACTCTAAGGTTGTTTTCCTAGATGAGATTGAAGATGAAAGATATGAACTGATTGTTGGTGATGGTGTACTAGGTAAGAAACTAGAAAACGGCACAAGAGTTGAAGTTTCTTACATGCAAACCAATGGACCAGATTCCAATGGTGTCAAAGCGTTTATCTTCTCTGGTGTTTTAGAAAATACATCAGGTGCATCACCTGTCGCTTTCAATACTAACATTACTAACGTAGTGCCTTCTGCAGGGGGTGAAGAGATTGAAACGACTGCTAAGATCAAATTCAATGCTCCTAAGTCTTATGGAGCGCAGAACCGAGCAGTAACAGCAGATGACTACGCTGCTATCGTTCGCAATATCTATCCCTCCACAAGCGACATTATTATCTTTGGTGGTGAAGATCAAGAACCACCTGAGTATGGAAAGGTATTCATTGTATTGAAACCCAACGATGCATCATACTTAACAAGTCTTACTAAGCAAGATATCATTGCTAAGTTGAAAGAGTATATTGTTGCATCTGTGCAACCAGTCATTATCGATCCATCTATTTTGTTTGTTGAACTGACTAGTAAGATCTTCTATAATGGTCAGTCAACAGATCAGACACCTGCACAGATTAGAGACAAGGTAATCGGATCAGTTCAGTCATATCTCGATACATCAGATACTGAAAAGTTCAACGGTAAATTTAGATACAGTAAAGTTGTTGGTGTAATCGACGATGCTGATCGTTCAATCAACTCTAATTTAACATCTGTAGTAATGAGAAAGGATTTCTATCCTCAACTCAATTCTACCTTCTATTATGAAGTATGTTTCCAGAATCAATTTGATACCGATTGTGATGATCCAGTCCTGTCCTCAACTGCTTTTAGAGTTACTGAGTACCCCAATTTTGATGTCTATGTTGAAGATAGGGCAGGCAAAATTGTCCTATATAGACTAGATAGCGTAACTGGCGAGAAGGTTGTTCTAGACAGTGATATTGGCGATATTGATTATGTAAGAGGTGAACTCAAAATGTATGCCTTGACTATCATCAAGGGCACATACTTTGATAATCGCATTTCACTGAGGGTAAAACCACTTTCTAATGATATCAAGGCACTCCGTGAGGTTTATCTTGATGTAGATGTTGCAAATTCATCGTTCACTGCATACAAAGAGTAAGTAAATGGCTGCTGTTAAGACTAAGAGAATTTCTACTCTGATTGAGTCCCAGCTTCCCGAGTTTATTACAACTGAGTACGAACTTTTTAGTAAGTTCGTTCAGAAGTATTATGAACAGCAGGAAGTGCAAGGCGGTCCTTTGGATGTTATTAACAACATTCAAAAGTATGCGGACATTGATTACTATGAAAAAAATCTGTTAAAGCAAAATGACACACTTGCTGCTTCTATTAGTGCTAGTGATACTACTATCACTCTGACGGATGCACAGTCATTTCCAGAGCAAAATGGATATGTAAGAATTGACGATGAGATTGTCTTTTACGAGACTCGCACTAATACAGAGTTGCAAGGTTGCTCTAGGGGTGTAAGTGGTAACACTAAACTTGGTGATCTCTACGATTCTTCAAATTACGTAAGCACAACTGCTGCAACCCACCAATCGGGTGCAGTTGTTCATAATATCAGTAATCTATTTCTATACGCTTTTGTAAAGAGTTTTGAGAATCAATATCTTGGTTCTTTCCCAGAGAAGTATCTCAAGGGTGATATTGACAAGAGAACTCTTATCAAGAACATTCAGAAGTTCTACAAAGCAAAAGGAACTGACAGTTCTATTAAGTTTGTCTTTAACACAATTGTTGCTAAGGACATCAACAACAAACCAAGTGTATACAAACCAAGAGACTTCACATACAAGTCTTCTGAGTCTGACTGGACTAATGTATATGCACTAAAGTGTAAGGTTGTCTCTGGTGATCCAAAAGAACTAATTGGTAAGAAGATTGTACAGTCTCCAACAGACGAGTATGCATATGCCGATGCTACTGTAGATAATGTATATCCAGATGGCACTTCTGACAATGAAGTCATTTGGAATATTGTATTAGCACCAGAAACTGTTAATGGTGCATTTAATGTATCAACTAAGACTAGACTAGAGAAAGATCTTTCAGATTCTGCAGGATCAGGTAAAAGAATTGATGTGTTCTCAACTCTTGGTTGGGATTCTCTTGGCAGTGTCTTAATTGATGATGAGATTATTGAGTTTGATGATAAGAATGTAACTCAGTTTATCATTAAAGATAGAGGCAATTTCCCTGTCCTGCATACACAGGGAACTCCTGTATACAAACCAGTAATTATTGATGGCACTAACGTCCGTCTATTGACTCTTGGTGTTGTATATAATGCTGTCCCTGATATCAAGCAACCATATTCATTTACTGGGGATAAACTCCAGATTTCAAATCCTGGTTTTGAAACTGCTGATCCTAGGATTGTACAAACTGGCACTAATCAACCAAGATGGATTCTTGGAACTGGTGCAGCAGTAAGTTCAACAACTAACTCTAGTGTAGAAACAGCACTAGAAGATGTTTCTACAAATGTATCTGCTATTTTTGCAGATGATCAATACTATTATATCACAAGTTCCAGTTTCCCATCATATAATATTTTTGATGGCAGTGAAATTACAGAAACTGTACAAGATCAAAAACTTCTTAGGATTATTAGGCAGCGTCCTACAATTACTACTGAGATTTACAAGACATCGAAGAGAGATGTTGGTATCCTTCTCAATGGTGTTCCTGTCTATGGGTACAAAGATCAGGAAAGCGTTCGTTTTGGTAAACTAGAGCAAATTGTAGTAAGCAACAGAGGTCGCAACTATGCTAAACCACCTTTTGTTCTAGTTGATGGTCTTCCTGGAAAAGCAAGAGCATTCTTAACAGGAAACGTAGTTGACAATATTGTTGTAGATACTACTGATACATTCCTCCAAACACCTACTGTAGAGATTACTTCTGGTAGGGGCGCAAAGGCAACTGCTGTTGTTACTGGTGGAGAAATTACTAGTATTGTTATCGATGATCCTGGTAAATTCTATTCTTCTCCTCCAACTGTTGTTATTAGAGATAGAGTTGGCAGAGGTAGATTTGCTGAGTATACTTCCGAAGTAAACACTGATGGTCAGATTACAGCATTGAACAAAGTTGCTGGTGGTACTCTGTATACACAAGCAAACGTTGAGGTTTTGATTGTTGCTGTAGGCGAAGATGCTGATGCAACCCCATTCTTGAAAGAGTGGAATCTAAACAGATATGAAAAACTAAAATCTAAACTAGACACGCAGTTTGGTTATGCATTCCAGAACTACAACCAAGTTCTAGAGTACGGTTATGGTCAAGTTGCTAATCCCAAGGCACTTAGGGTTGCACTAGGAGATAACTTAAACAGTGCTGATACAGAACCTGCAGTCAAAACACACTCACCCATCATTGGTTTTGCTTATGATGGTAATCCTATCTATGGTCCATTTGGACACGAGAATCCTCTAGATGCTGGTTCTCCTATCATTAGGATGACCTCTAGTTATGCACTAAATGGAGATCGTCAAGGGGGTCCTGCTCTTAGAGATTATCCACTGGGATCATTTATTGATGATTATAAGTATAATCATAAGAGCGGTTCATTGGATGAGAATAACGGACGATTCTGCATTACCCCAGATTTCCCAGAGGGAACTTATGCTTATTTCGTTACTATTGATAGCAATCAAGTACCGCAATTCCCGTATATTTTAGGTGATAAGTTTTACTCGCTTCCAGTAGACAGTAATTACAATTCTAACATCAATCAGAATGATGTTCCTAAAAATTCTAAGAGATTCTATCGTCCTGGTATGCAGGGCAACGGTGAAGGACTCATTGCACAGATTGAAGCGGTTACTTCTGGAACAGTAGACAGAGTTGCTGTTGACAGATCTTCTACTAATTTTTCTGTTGATTCACAACTATTCTTCGACAACTCTGGAACAGAAGGTTCTGATGTTGAGGCATTAGTTGAATCAGTAAAAGGTGAATCTGTAAATTACTTACAAAGTAAAGAAAACAAAGTAGTTAAACTGACAACTATTCAAAATGCGTATCTATTTGTTGATGATACTTTAAGACAACCAGCATCTGGTGCTTCTGGTGAGATTGTTGGTACAGTTACTGACGATAATGTAATTGTTCTCAAAAATGTAGTTGGAACGTTCAATAACACTGGAACGTTCTCTGCTGATATTAAAACATTCATTCTAACTATTGATCAAGACAGTAATTACACCAAAGGTGCTATTCTTAGTCTAACAGATGGTATCAATCCACCAATTGCTAAAGGTGAGATCTTAGAAGGAACTAGCAGACAGAATACTGTTAAAATTAAAGTTACAGAAGGAACTTGGATCGTTGATGACGATTATTTCTTGCAATCTGATAACTTGTTTAACACATCTGGTTCTAAGATTGTAACTTTGGTATCTCTCAGTGATAACCTAGAACCATTCGAGGTAAATCAAAGTGTTGCACTAATCGAGACTACTGAGAATCATGGTCTAGCGATTGGTGATCAAGTCAACGTCAGCATTCTGCCTGATGATGCTACTAAGACTAAAACATATTACTTGAGAAAGAGACTGTATCAAACAGTTGTATTCAATTCTCCATCAAATACTTCTAATATTGACTTTGATGGCATTGGTAGATTTACTATTCTAAATGGTGGTGCTGATTACACTCAAGGTACATATACTGGAGTGCCACTAACAGGGGGATCTGGAACTGGTGCTACAGCATCTATTACTGTGTCTGCTGCGGGTGTAATTAGCAGCATTCAGATTGAAGAGGGTGGCACAGGGTATAGAAGAGGAGATTACTTAGGCGTCGAGGATGATGAACTAGACAGATCTGGTGGATCTCTAAGTTCTGCTAGACTTGCATTGTATGTTGATCATGCTGGTGTTTCATTAACTGCAACTACCATCCCCTTGAAATCAGCATTAGGATTTGCTGTTGGAGACTATCTGTCAATTGGTTCTGAGATCGTACAAATTACAGGATTTACAGGAAATCTGGTTGCTGTTACCAGAGGACTAGAAGGAACTACTGCTGTAGATCATTACAATAATCAAACAGTATCTCTATACAAACCAAATTATAATTTCACTTTAGATTATCCTGTCAGCACTGGTGCTGGAACTGGTTATATTAGATCCTATGATGCAGCAACTCAGACTGCAACAGTAGTCTTTGATTATTCTATTGACAAGAGATCTGCACAAGATCTAACAATTAGTACAACTTTCTTTGACTCTAGTTCTCCACAGAGGTTTGTAACAGTATTGTCTGCCGACGAAGTTGAGTTCAAATTTGAATTCTCTGAGGACAATGTATCATTTACACCAAATCCAAATATTGATATTCAGGAATTCTACAAATACGTATTTGATACCTCACATTCATCTCTAACTAACACTTACTTTGATCTAAGTCCAAGTAAGAGTTTCAATCTACTGACTCTAGAGAAAACAGCATCTACCATACTTCCTGGTAATGCAGGATCATTTACCGAAGTTAAGTTTGGATTTGGTTCAAGATTAGCACAAAATAACTATGATGTCAAGAGAGGAACAAACTTCTTAAATTATTACTATTTTGACAAGAATGGTATTGTAAGTTCTGATGATGCATTCTTTAAAATTATTACTGACCCATTACAGGGAAATAAAACTCTCAATTATGTAACTCCTAATCGTTTTGTTTATGATGTCCCATCAACACCACTATGGGATGGTTCTGGAACTATTACCTATACAACGACTGGAAAATTTGCAGTTGGTGAAATTAATACTGTCAAGATTACCAATCTTGGAGAGAACTACAAAAAAGTCCCTCTGGTTGTTGGTGTAGACCCAACTTTAGATTATAGAGGAACTGCTACTGTATTGTTTGATGATGTAACAAAAACCATTCAGTCTGTTAGAATTGATACTCTTGGTTCTAACTATGTGAATCCAAAAGTCATTGTTCTAGATGCTGATGGATCGGGTGCTATCTTCAAAGCTACACAAAGATTTGGAAGACTATTTTCTATTACTGTCGAAAATCCTGGTAAAGGATATACTTATGCTCCAGTGATCAGAGTTATCGAAAGTGATGTAGAATTATACGGTGAGAGTGATAGCATTGGAACTCCACAAAGTGTTAGAATTATCGATAATGGCGGAGCATATCATCTCGACAAAACTGTTGCATCTGATGTAACTTCTCAATAT